GGCCTCTTTTATGTTATAATATTGACATGAAAAACTACAAATTTGGACGCCTAGAACCTAAAGACCGACAATACGAAATAAAATACGGTATCCGAACTTTGAATTTAGAAACTGTAAGGTCTGCCGAAGTTTTGTTACCAATCACAGATGTAATACGTAATACATACAACCAAAAAGAAAGTAATGCTTGTGTGGGATATTCAGCCTCAATTATGCAGAGCATGAAGAACACAAAGCAGTTATATGATGCGACATGGTTATATAACCAATCAAAGTTGTATGACGGAGACCCCAGGACTGTCATTGAAGTTGACGAGGGAGCTTATATATGGGCGGCAATGTTCGTTCTAAACCACTTTGGGCATAAGAAGTTGTCTGAGACTGAACCTCATATAAATGATGGTATTTTATCGTATTATTGGGGTAGCACAATAGATGACATTAGGACGAGTATGAAGCTATATCGTAAGCCAGTTGTTCTTGGTATACCGTGGTACGAGGAGTTTATGACGCCTAAAAAATACAAGGCCGAATATTGGATAGGTAAAAACAGCAATCTTGGCAGGTCTCTTGGCGGACATGCAATTTGTGTATCTGGCGTCTCGGACAGCAAACAAGCAGTCCAATTATCTAACTCGTGGGGATTAGATTATCCTCTTGTATGGTTGCCTTTCTCTACTCTTGAGCGCCTAATGACCGAGGGTGGTGAAATGTGTATAGTAACTGACAGGAGTACAATAACCTAATGTATTGCAACAGTGGTATATATATAATTAGAAATATTATTAATGGAAAGAATTATATCGGAAGCACTGTTAACCTAGAAAGAAGGAAAAAGGAGCATTTCCGGGAATTAAGAACTGGAAACCACGATAACTCTCACCTCCAAATGGCATATAACAGATACGGTGAAGATAACCTCATATTTTCCATCCTTGAATATGTTGATAATACAAAACTTCTCGTAGATATTGAGGAACGTCTCATAAATATTTATCGGGCAAATGATAAGAACTATGGATACAATATTCGAGAACATGCGTCCAGCAATTTGGGTTTTAGGCACTCATTAGAAACAAGAGAAAGAATCTCGGATTCTGTTAAGGGATGCAAAAATCCAAACTTTGGGAAACATCCGTCAAAAGAAACAAAAACGAAAATGTCGTTATCTCATTCTGGAGAGAAAAATCCAAACTTTGGTAGATGTTTCTCAGATGAACACAAACTGAATATCTCTTTATCGCATATAGGAAAGTTTACTGGCAAAAACAACCCTAATTATCATAACAGAGGAAAAAATAGTCCAATCTTCGGCAAAAAGAATAGAGAGGGAACATCCAAATATGTTGGAGTATATTTATCTAAAAACACGAAAAAAAAATATGCGGCGTCAATAAGATTTTGTGGAAAAACAATCCATCTCGGTACATTTTTAACCGAGGAGGAAGCCGCTATCGCTTATAATAGAAAAGCGAGGGAATTACATAATATAGATTATGATATAAATTCTGTTACGGACAATTCTAAAATGATGTAAGTTTACGAGAAAGGTTGTAAATGGCTAGTTATACAGTTGTAGTAACAACATGTAATAAAAATTTGTGGATTATGAGATTGTTCATTCCTCTTTTCAACGAGTTTTGGGGAGGAGATGAGATAGTTCATGTTTTATGTGAGAAATTTCCCGACTTTGAATATCCAAGTAACTTCAGGTTTATGTCTGTAAACAATGGGGTTTGGCCACGTGACTTATGGGCTACTGGAGTTAGGGAATATATTAGAACGCTTCAATCGCAGAATATTGTTTTATTGCTTGATGATTACTTACTCACACGTCATGTAGACAGAACCGCAGTACACCTTTTATCTGATTATATGACAAAGGACGACAATATACTTAGAATGGACTTATCTGCTGATAGATTATACGCCAGAGGAAACCCAATAAACGCCGATGACATTGATACATGCAAATACATTGATATTATCTCTGTTGATGGAACATCTTATCAGATGTCCCTTCAATGTGGTATTTTCAACATAAGGTTATTGTCATCTGTTCTTCAAGACGGCCTAAATCCCTGGGAGGTTGAATTACACACACAGCCAATCTTGGACGCGGCAAACATGAAAGTTTACGGGACAAGGCAAGTTCCAGTAAGATACATTAATGCTCTTGGGACTGGAACTCCAGAAGGCTCAGTAAACTTGAAAGGAATAAAACCATCCATTGTCGAAAGAGCTTTATATAATAATTGGATACCTAACAGTTTTTCAATCTTGAGGGAGTAACATAATGGGCGCTATTGAATTATCTCGTGCATTTGGTTTTCTTGGGGAAGATGAGGTTGGATATTTGAAAGAACTTGCTAAATACCTTGACCCAAACCCCGTAATCGTGAATATAGGCTCTGGAACTGGGACAAGCGTATTGGCCTTGCTGGAAAGCAGGGGAGACGCCAGATTATATAATGTTGATATAGAATGTGGCGTAAGCCCATTCGGTGGGCTTGGGAACGCTGAGGTAGCGCTCAGAGATGCTGATATGTGGGGAAAATTCTCCTATTATCCAGTATGCGGAGATAGTAAGGTTGTTGGCAATACCTGGACAAATGGGATAGTAGATTTTGTGTTCATAGATGGCGACCACTCCCGCGCTGGATGCGAAGGTGATATTCGAGCTTGGTATCCACGTTTGATATTTGAAAGAGACGGTAGAAAAAAAATACTTGCCTTGCATGATTTCAGTAGCGAGTTTTGGCCAGACGTAATAAACGCGGTAGACGAGGTAATCGTAAAAGAATATCGTCTAAAACTAATAGACAAGGTAGATACGGTCATAGCTTTTTGGGCGGAGGCTTATCGTGAAGATTAAGGTAAAGATGACCCCGTACCTTTCTGATAATGATGAGAAAAATCAGTCTGGTATCAAAAGGGTTATTGAATCTTATACTAAGTATTTTCCAGAGTATGACTTGACAATCGTTCCAGAGAACTCTCTCGATTACGATATATCGTCATGCCATGCTTCTGCTACCGACAAAGATGTTGACGTTGTTCACTGTCATGGATTATACTGGACGGCTGATTATAATGCCTCGTCTTGGGAATGGGACGTTAACAGTCACCTTGTTAGTGTTATCAAGAACGCTAAAGTAATTACAGTTCCTTCAAATTGGGTGGCTAAAGCGTTTCAGCGAGATATGCGTTTCTCTCCTATTGTCGTGCCTCATGGTATAGACTATTGGGAATGGGAACATACTTATGAACCACAGGGATATGTCTTATGGAATAAGAATAGGACTGGAGATGTATGTGACCCTTCTCCAATGCAATTCCTGGCAGAAAAATATCCTAACATGATGTTTGTATCTACGTTTTCGACAAAAGAACTTCCAAACATTTATAAAACAGGTGTAGTTTCTCATAATGAAATGAAAGTCATATTACAGCAATGTGAGGTATACCTGTCTACCACAAAAGAGACGTTTGGCATAGGCGTTTTAGAGGCTATGGCAAGCGGAGTTCCAGTATTAGGGTTTGCTCATGGTGGCAATCTTGAGACAGTAAAACACTTGGTGAATGGCTACTTAGCTAAGCCTGGAGATTATGAGGATTTAGCCGTTGGTCTTGAGTATTGCATTAAGTACAGAAAAATACTAGGCGAGAACGGCATGGAAATGGTGAGAAACTTCACTTGGGGAAATGCTGTTCAGCTTGTAAGAAAATCTTACGAGTTGGCTCTTGAAAAGAAAACTCAAGATGATACAGTTGGTATTATTGTCCCAGTATATAACAAAAGTAAATCCCTTTCGAGAACTCTTGATAGCATTGTTACTCAGAATTTGAAACCTGATAAGGTTGTCATAGTAGACGATGGGAGTACCGACAACTCATTAGAAATTGCTATGGAATATTCTAATAAATATGGGTTTGTTGTTATTCATCAGGATAACTCTGGAGTAGCGATAGCTCGCAATAATGGCATTCAGGCATGTGATACAAAATATGTATGTTGTCTTGATGCAGACGACGCTATAAAACCAGATTACCTGAAAATGTGTATTAAATTTCTCACGGAAAACCCAAACATTGGGATTGCTTATACCGCTCTCTGGTATATTAAACCAGATGGTAGCGAAGGTTTGAGCGCGTGGCCGTCAGACAAACCATCATACGACGACCAGATGAAAGGGCAAAATCAGATACCGACTTGTTGTGTTTATAAGAGGGAAATGTGGGAAAGACTTGGTGGATATAAACAGAGATATTCCCCGCTAGGGGCTGGTTCTGAGGACGCTGAGTTTTGGTTACGCGCTGGTTCAATAGGTTATAGCTCCGCTATGGCTACCGCAGAACCTCTTTTTGTGTACAGCTTAGGTGGGGGAATTACGTCTCTTGGAGAATATCGTGAAATAGACTGGACGGAATGGCAACCATATACAAAAGATGGCAATCATCCTTTCGCCAGTGTTGCTACTCCGAAGAAGCAAAGTCATGCGGTAAGGCAATATGACGAACCTCTTATTTCTGTAATCATACCCGTAGGGAAAGGGCATGAGGAACTTATAATAGATGCTATTGACAGTGTTGAGGCACAGAACTTTAGGAAATGGGAATGTATCGTAGTTTGGGATAGTCCAAACGAGTTTAGATATAAAAATTCATATCCTTTCGTAAACTTCATAAATGTTTACGACAAAAATCCTAAGGGCGCTGGTTTTGCTAGAAACAGAGGTGTAGATGCCTCCAATAGCGATATGTTATTGTTCTTAGACGCAGATGACTATCTAAGTCCAGATGCTCTTTCGGCAATGCTTGACACATGGCAAGCGCATGATGGCATAATATATACTGATTACTATGGCATGGCAGACGTTGACGATGTGACCGCCCTAGAGCCTGCCCTCAGGAAAAGGATAATCAATAGGGTTGGAACGCGAACCCTTATTTTGCATAAGGCGTTGGAATTTGATTGCGAACTCGCGCAAGCTCAGCCTCAAGACGGAGAACCTTATTTATGGGCAAATGTTACTTGCTTATTGCCTAAAAAGTGGCATAATGATATAGGCGGGTTTGACGAAAAAATGGAAAGTTGGGAAGATGTTGATTACCATTTCAGAATGGCTAGAAACGGTATATGTTATTATAGGATTGAAAAACCATTACTGACATATAGATTTTTCAGCGGCCACCGTAGGGATGATGGGTTGCGGAATTATTCCAATCTAGTAAATTACATGAGGGAGAAATATAGCAAAATGATTACAAAAGGATGCAGGTCATGTGGGCAAAGTAGAGTGAGGCCGTCGCCTCATGTTTCTGTTGTAAATCAAGATACAATTATGTCGGAGAGAAATGATATGAAAATGTCAGACGAAGATTTTGTAAAATGCCAGTATGCGTCTCGTAATACTGGACAACATAAGGTTGTTGGTGCTGTTACTGGAACTCAGTATGGTTATCGGGCAGGTGGAGATGTGTTCTTAGTTCATCAACGTGATATTGCAGTACAGAAAGAGTTGTTTATTCCAATAGATGGCGATGTGCGCCCTCCGTCTGATGCTAACAGCAAGGCGACTATAGATGAACTTCCTTATCCAGCCGTGTTGAGAAAGATAGATTACAATGCTAAATCAGACCTTCTCGCTCTCGTGAAGTTTGATGTTCCAGCAAAGACCGTAGAAAACCTGATGATTGCTGGCTATCTAACAATCGGAGATGTTGATATTTCCAGAGATAAAGAACTATTACTTATCAAGGGAATAACAAAAACAAAGCTGGCCATGATTAGAGGGGCTATAAAGATGGCGTTAGGTGTCATTGACTAAGTTGCCATTTACTGATAAGATATATATGAAATAATTATCGGACTGGATAATGTTGCTCCAGTCCGATTTTTGTTAAGAGGCTAAATGATTTTATTGTATTGCTTGGCGACTTATAGAATATCTAGTATGTTATCATCTGAGAGTGGCCCTTTCGGTATATTTGATAAGTTTCGCTACTTTATAGGCGTTAGGTACAATGAATATTCTATTCCTTATGGAACTAATGTTGTCGCTAAGGGAGTTTTGTGCCTGTGGTGTAATTCCGTATGGGTTGGCATATTAGTAACACTGTCACATTTACTTATCGGACAATTATACACAACCTATATTTGTTTCCCACTTGCCCTTAGTGCTTCAGCCATAATTATCAATTCTATTGTTGATGGAGAAAAATAATGGCTAGGTCTGATTACGAAACATCACTAGCTTTAGATACATACGCAAAGTTATTAGGGATAAATCCTATATCGTTTGCAGGATGTGTTTTATTAGGAATAAGTACCCCATTGACCCCAACTGGAGATTCATGTAGCGACGTATGGTTTCAGTATCCGTGGCAAAATCGTGACCAGGTGTCAAGGGATGACTTGGGGCGTGAAATACATTTAGCTGAGCGTTCTTTGAGGGATTTTCTTGGATACCATTTCTCTCCAAAGTGGACAGTAAACGAAATGCACGTCTTTGAAACTCACCACTTGGAGTATTGGTTTGGCGTTACTGGATATGATGTAACTGGGAGTATTCAGAAGATAAGGGCAGAAAATGCGCATATTATCGAAGTAGGACAACGTAAAACCACAAAACTTGCTACTCCAACCGTTGCTGGTGGAACAATGGTTTTTTCGGACGTCGATGGAGACACATTCGAGGAGTTATGTACAATAACTGTCAATCTCGGTACAACGGTGATTAACGATAAGAAAACAGTCAAGTTGTTCACTGCTGGTATGGATGGTGACGAAACATGGGAAATAAAATATCCAAAATCAATCACTATCTCAGGAGCTACATTAACGATAACAGTAGATTCGTGGTTACTTATAGACCACACATTATGGGATGATTACCCCAATTCTAACGGAGAAAAGGCCATTGACATTACAGCGAACAACAAGTTTGAGGCCTCAATTGATGTTTATATAGAAACAGTAGATAGGACATTACCAGCCGTCAAGTTTTATTGGGACGGGAATGATGGTGTCGTTTACTCTCAGGATGGTTGGGTTAATATATTTGGAAACCATCGAGAACTCTTACAACCTTTCCCCGCCGAGTATGATGCGACACAGGACAAATGGCTACCAGTATGTTTTACGTACTGTTCTCCTCCGACGCGAATAGAGTTTTTCTATCGGTCTGGACTAATGAGCAAGCCATATTATCTTAACAAGGTCTATGACCCACTTGACACGTCGTATGCTCAGGTCATAGCTTGGTTGGCTACCCCTAAATTGGAAAGGGCTTTCTGCAACTGTGGCAATCTTACGTCGCTTGTTGAAGAATGGCGTACCGACCTTTCCGTATCTGGTAGCGGACAAGTATCTCACTACATGCCGTTTGGCCTATATGGAAATCCGTTTGGGACACGCAAGTCGGAATTATGGGCTTTTCAGCGCGTTGCCAAATATGGAATAAAATTGCGGTCAACGGGAGGAGTAGCTGTATAGGGAAATATATATGAAAAGAGTTATCCATATTGACAAAAGTGGTTTCAAAAGAGTGTATGCCATTAGAGACAACGACGACCCATCAAAGGCTCATCAGGGCATACCTATCGGCCCGCCAGACTTACGAGTTTTGGATTGGGATGAAATTGTAAAAGAGTTGAACAATGCGCTTGTAGATAGCGGAGTAATCACTATAGAAGATTTGAATATCAACAATAGCGGAATAACCGCCGCACTGACAAGCATTGTTCGCAAACGGATTATAAATCTATATAAAGAGTTTCATAAGGAGTAAAAAACATGGGAAGCAACGTTAACTTTAATCCCGCTAAAACTGGATATTCCCGCGTGTTCTTGATTGAAGGCCGCGCTCGCGTAGACCATCAGCCTGAGTATCATTCGTTTCTTCGGATGACTGGTTTGACACAAGGATTTGGTGATGTCGAGCGCATTGAAGCCCCCGACCCCAGGCAGTATGGAAGTTTCATAGAAATTGGCTCTATTCGTGGAGCTACCGAACGTCCTACTGCATCTCTTGAGGGGCGATATGCCATTGACCTTCTGAGCGAAATGTTACGCCTTGCCCGTAAGGGATGTGCCATTGATGTTCAAATTCACTTTGGCTCATGCACAGACCCTTCCAGCTTTAACAGTTTCAAAAAGGCTATCATCTTCGAGGGGGCAATCCTCACTAACTTCTCTACTGATGACTTGGGCGCATTAGCCAGTGGCGACAATGCCGCAATCAACGAGACAGTTGATATTTCAGGTAGTGATTTTGTAGAGGTAGTTCCGATAGGCTTCTCAAGTGTTGCGGGAGACCTCGTGACAAATGAGGTTGTCGATATAATAATCGCTGACGCTGTATCGTGTGGCGACTGTGATGAAGAATCTGACGGGGCTAGTAAAATATTCGCCGTCACGAAATGCGCAGGTGGTTCTCCTGGAACATCCCCCGATATTGTCTACTCGTTAGACAAAGGCCTTACTTGGGACGCCTATGACATTGATACACTGACATCTGCTCAAGACCCAACTGGCATTGCTAAGGTTGGCGACTATATCGCCGTTATCTCAGATGACGCTAACAGCATTTCCTACGCCGAATCTGGTGACTTTGACGGGATAAATCCTCCTTCTTGGACTGAAATCACTACTGGATTTGTCGCTGGATACGAACCTTATGCCATTGACGCCATTGGGAATAAGGCTTTCATTGTGGGCAACGCTGGTGCTATCTATGTAACAGAAGATGTGACATCTGGTGTAACCGCTGTTTCATTGGGAACTGTTGCTACTGGTGACCTTCTTGCTGTAGATATGCTCAACGAAGATGTTGCTGTGGCAGTTGGTCAAAGTGGCGAGGTTGTGTATACCCTCAACGGTACAACTTGGACGGCTGTTGCCGTAAGGCCTGTTGGATATGGCGTGAACCTGAATTGCGTCTTAATCCTTTCCGAAAAAGAGTTTATTGTAGGAACTAGCAATGGTAGACTGTACTATACTCTCAACGCTGGTAACTCTTGGACTGAAAAGACCTTCCCTGGTTCTAGCACTGGTGTTGTATACGCTATTGATATGTCTAACAATTCTGTGTTATACATTGCTCATGCTACTACCGCTCCTCTTGGGCGCATCTTGCGCTCTTATGACGGCGGATATTCTTGGGTAGTGTTGCCAGAATCTACTGGTGCTATACCTGCCAACGACAGAATCAATGCCCTTGCCGCATCTGGATATGACGTAAATATGATTGTCGGTGGTGGTCTTGCTGATGACGCCACTGATGGTATAATCGTATTAGGCACTGGCTAAACATTATAATAACTTTAGACAATAAAGCCGACGAAGCACGTCGGCTTTATTGCGTTAAGTTGATATTTGTGCTATTATTATAGAGAAATTTCACAATTTTATATAAGGAGAGATGTACAATGACTGACGAAGTGTCTAAACAAATGGAAGCGACAAAGTCCCCTGCTGTACAAGTTAAGAAAGATAATGACAGGCCAGAAGTTGCCATTGTTACCCTGAGCACAGGTTATCGGGCAAAACTATCTGCCGTATCAGCATCCCTGATTGGTGACGTAACCAGTATGATAAAAAATCCTCCTGTCCCAACATGGCACAATGAAGATAAGGACAGAGACGAGCCAAACCCAGGAGACCCGTCTTATATCGTTGCCCTGGCTGACACTGAAAGGCGGCGTGGTGAGGCGGCTATGGACGCCCTTATCATGTTTGGCGTTGAGTTGATAGACCCAATTCCAGAAGATGGTAAGTGGCTAAAGAAACTCAAATTCATGGAGAAACGCGGGCTACTTCTTCTAAGCGCGTATGACATGAATGACCCCGATGATGTCGAGTTTCTTTTCAAGCGGTATATAGCTGTATCCGCTGACGACCTTATAACTGTGGGAAAGTTCTCAGGTATACGCGGAGATGACGTAACGTCTGCTGAGGCGTCCTTTCGCGGTAACGCGGGAGGGGATACCAATTGAAGATTACCCGATAAGGGGTAGCGTTAACCCTGACATATCATATTCTCAGGGATTTTTGGAATGGGAGGCCGCGACTTCCGCTAACCTAAACCTATATGATTGGGAACGCGGCCTCTATTCAAATAAGTTCAAAGCTCGTGTTATAGCTTTTTATAAGTATCATAATCTTGTGAAAATTCACAGTGAAGATGCTGTAAATAGACAGACAGAACGCGAGATGAAGAAAAATAGCCGTAAGAGGTAGATATGGCACTGAAACAAGCTGGCGTAGAGCTAAAACTAAAAAACCTAAATACGTTTATTAATGGTTTGCGTTCAGCACAGAACGCCTATGTTTCCTATGGAAAATCAACAAGTAACATTTCCAAAGCGATAAATACTATATCTAATTCGATACGCAAAGTTCCAGTGCTGAATCTCAACAAAATACTTGACACGGCAAAAACGGTAATGTCTATTAAGGCCACCAAAGATTCTCTGAAATCTCTTGTTGATATGTATAATCAAATGGACAAAAGAACAAGGGAAGCCAAACAGATGAAACCTCTAATATCTGCGTTGGAGGAAGTAAATAATGAACTAAAAAGTCTTGAGGTTAGTAAACTTGAAGAATTAAAAAACTACACAACAAAAGACATTCCATCAATGTCACAAGGGCTACATCAGTTTGCGGACGGTATTAGTGATGTTGTCAATGAAATGAATACTGTTTCAAACGCCATTTCCTCTTTGGAAAGTATGTTCGGGGGTAGTGGTTTTGCTGACATTGGGCAAGGTATCGGTGAGCTGATTGGTTTGTTATTCCCAGGAGAGTTTGGAGAAACGGCTGTATTGGGTGGCATTGGTTGGGCAGTCGGCAAGGCTGTCGACATGGTAATAGCTGGTGTTAGCAAGATTGGCGGCGCTGTAACTTCAATCTTAGGTAAGGTTGGTGATGTTGTAGGGGGCGTATTCAACATTATTGGAGGAGTGGTAGAAGCCGCTACGGCCCCATTACGTTATTTTCTTGGAGGTCTATGGAGGATTGCCGAGTACGCGATGGGAGGTTTGTTATATCGTGGGGTGGTTGAGACATTCAATGCCATTACTGGAGCTATTACCGATTCTATCGATGCTATATCTACATTCCAGTTGTTGAGAATTAGGTTACAACGTGTCAAGGGAATTGAGATATTTGAGACTGGTCAAGTAGAAACATTAAAAGAAGGTCTTGCGGCCGCCGTAAAACCAGCCGAGAATTTGTTATATGCCATGAAGAAAATAGCAATAACAACAATGTTTACCACTCAAGATGTGGCTAATACATTTGCGTTTGCTAAGACAATGGGAATAACAGACCAGCAAGCCTTGAGGCTAACGAATACAATCAACGACTTTGTATCTGGTATGGGATTATGGCCTGATACTGCTCAACGTATCATCATCAACTTAGAACAGATGGCGCGTGCTGGAAAAGTAACTGGCACAGAACTAAGAGACTTAGCTCGTGGTGCTATGATACCGTTGATGGATATATTCAAGAACATGCAAGGCGCGGTAGAGATGGGGGGAATGTCTCTCGACGAGTTCAGAAAGAAAGTATCTGCTGGAGAAGTGTCCGTAGACCAGTTCTTCAAATCTTTCATAGAGGTTGTCGAGAGAGACTTTGCTGGAGCGGCAGAGGCGGCTTCTAACACAATGGAAGGCCTGAAGAACAACCTGTTAGACCTTATCCAGTCTGGTTTTGGTGATGAATTATTTGGGCCTCTTGCTCAGAAAATCGTTACTGGATTGAACGGTATAATTAAAGGTTTGCTTAACGAAGAAACATTCTCGGCATTGAAAAGTGTTGGCTCTGCTATCGTTGGGTCTTTTGACCTCGTATTTAATACAATTCAAAACAAGGTTGTACCAGTGATACAAGCATTTCTGTTATATCTAGGGCTAATTCCTCCAGAGGCAGAACGCGTAA